ATGGATGAAGATTCTTATCTTACTCATTCACAATTGTTGCAATATACAATGCGATCTTCTTTTTTGAAAATGGAAAATTTACTTTATCGTACTCTTTGTGGAGACAAAGAGAAAGCCCCCCGTTTTATCTCCGGTGCTGAAGCCCAATTTATTTGTTTAGTTGGGCCCTGGATGATGGCATGCCAGGATCGTTTCAAGAAGTGTTGGAACATGAAGCATTTTATCACTTTTGGTAGTGGTAAAACTAATGAAGAAATTGGTCATGAATGTGAAAATCACTTGGATAAAAGTGTGTTTGAAGATGATATAGGAGTCTTTGATAGTAGCGTTCGTGAAGATTTATTGAAATTAGAACATAAGTTCTTTGTTAGTTGGGGAGCCCCTCGTGCAGTTAATATGTTAATTAAGCAAAACATTAATACTAGGGGTCGTACAAAATGGGGTTATAGATATAAGGTGCCAGGGACTAGGAAGTCTGGTGATCCATATACGTCTTTAGGAAATTCTTTGTTGAATGGTTTGATGCATTATTTTATTTATAGATATCATACAAAATGCTCACCAATGCAGGCTATGCATGCTCTTAAAATGTTCGTTAATGGTGATGATAATCTTGGTTTTAGTGTGGCTAAGATTCCTTGGGTTCCTTATATGTTGTCGTTGGGGTTTACTAGTGAGGCCGTATATAGGCAATCTGTTTTTCAAGCAGAATTTTGTTCTAGTAGACTTTATCCAACTAGTAGTGGGTTGGTTTTAGGTCCAAAGCCTGGTAAGGTTTTGGCAAAATTTGGTTATTATGTACAACCACCTAAACATGTTCCCACAAAACAACTCCTTAGAGGTAGTGCTCTAGGGTTATATAAACAATGTTACTTTATCCCTCCAATTAAAATTTTTTTGGACAAGGTGCTAAAATATACTGCTGGTGAAAAAGCGTATTTTTTGAAGCAGGGAGAATGGCAGAATAGGACAAAGGGTTTTCATGAACCCGTAGTTGAGACTTATCATGTTCTTAAAGATATATATGGTTATGATCCTGAATATGATAAAATCTTAAATGATTGTTTACCTGTCAATCCATCACATATTGAATACCCTTTTTTGGAAACAATGATGGATCGTGATACTTCAGGCCCACAAATTTGGTGTGGTGCTTAGTATTTAAAAATTAGTGTCAATAATTTTAGGTATCTTTAGTGATATAAACGAGGCTAGTTAAATCTTGTCTTCACCTCCTATCCGTCTTAGGTCGAGTTTTTTACTCCCATATTAGCGAGAAGGTTCTATTGAGAGCATCAGTGTGATCACATCTGTGGTAGGTTGTGTTCATGACGTTTTAATTCATTGTACGTATATTAACTCGTGTGGCGCGTGAAGCCACCTTTTCAATTTCTAAATAGTTGAAATGCTTTTTTAATTAATAAATTACCTAAGGCTGTCCGAGAGCTATAGTAGCAGTTATTTTCATGTATCACAGAATTGAATTTTTCCTTGGTGATTCTTGGGGAACTTTGAGGTTTGGGGAAACTTAAACTCTGTGTTGTGTTAGACATACTGTAGTGGATCGGTGCTTACTAATAATCTGTTTTGAATGGACAGAAAACGGTTCTGGTAGTTTATTTGAAATTGAAAATTTATATTTAAATCTCTGTTTGTCTTCCTTGTAAGATGGGTAATCCCCAGCAATCCTATATACTAACTTTAGTGCAGGCTCTGTTGGCAATTGGTAAAAATAGTAACTATTGACAAATAGAAATGTTCTTTTTTCAGAAATGACTAATAATAAAAATAAAAATCAATCAAGGCCTAATAAGCCAAATCAATCAAATCGTTCTAACCCTGCTCAACGCCAAAGTCGCAAACGGCGTAGGGAAAGAAACCCTGGTCCTGCTAAAAAAGGCCGGGGTCGTAACCGAAATCGTAATCGTGCCAATCGTGATAGAACTGTCTCTGATGGTTTAAACTATCAACGTACTATGGTTAACAATTCAACAATTGTTGATGAGTTTCAACTTAGGCGTGAAAAGGTTACGCTCATTAATGGCTCTACTAGTTTTAATAATTTATCATTCTATATTAATCCTGCTAATTCCTCTCTTTTTAAAGTTTTTGCTGGAATTGCTGCTAATTATGAGGAGTATAGGATCAAAAAACTTAAGTTTATTTTTGAAACTGAATCCTACACTTCCATTGGATCTAATGTATCCTCTGGTCGTAATATTATGGTCACAAATTATGATGTGACTGATGCACCGTTTTCTGATGATACGTCTGCTGAAAATTATTGTGGTGCCGTTAAGGGTCCTCCTTTCACTCGGCTAGAACATAAAATTAATGCTAAAACGCAAGATAAGAGAGGTTATAATCCTTTGGCTACTTATTTTGTTAATTATTCAGCAAATAATGCTGCACCGGCAGGTGATTCAACTAATGCTAAATTTTATGATGCTGGTTTATTTCAATTTATTACGAATAACCAAGCTACCACTTCAACTATTGGTGAATTGTATGTTGAATATCAATTTACCATGATTAGGCCTAAGCAATTGTCTACTTCATATTCAGGTTTAAATTCTTTGGCTTTCCATATTAAAGAAGGGGCCAATAATACTGCTTCTGCTACTGCTAGAATGGGTACAACTTCTGGTATAGTTGCTTCAGGTAGTACTTTAAACCCATTGCCTAACACTAATGCCTTTACATTATCTCAAGCTGGAACTTTTTTCCTATCGGCCACCTGGTATACTGGTAATAATAATATTTCTGCTGCTCCTTCTATGGCATTGGGGGCAAGCTTATCTACCAGTCAGTTCTGGCAAGATGATAATGCTTCATTTAACTCCTTTGTTTCGTCCTCTGGTGCTTATGCTGTTTGGAATGGTATAATTACTGTTAACACTAGTGGGTCGTCTTCTTTTAATTATGTAACTATAGGGGGGTTAACAGGCATGACTGCCGCTGATTGTGATATTTGGTGTGTTCAAATTCCTTCGTCTATTAATTCTGTAGCTATTAATATTGATCAAGAGAAGAAAATTATTGCCCTTGAGGCTAAACTGGAAAAGATTTCTAAGTTTTTACAACTTTTAGAAGAAAAAGAATGTTATCCAGTTTCACCAAAATCACTTGATTTGAGTTCAAAATTATCTGAGAGTCAATTGATTGACAAAGCTATCTCAAAGACTTTACGCCGTGTCAAGGCGGATGAGCTCAAAACCACCGATACGCCCAATGTTTCTCCTGGGTGGTTTAATCGGTCATGAAAAATTTTACCAAAATTTTTACTGCAACAATACTCTTGTAATTGGGTATCGGGTAGGCGCTCCCGCAGTTGTGAGTTGTCAATATAGTGGGGTTTTGACTTTCTCAAACCCTTATCGACAGATTTTTTAACGGAAATCCCCTAAATTATTCAAGTTCCGTATTCAGAGTGAAATGGAATCAGGGTTCGCTTGTGTGTTGGCATATTCGTTGTATGTTGGCCTTGCTTAATTTGGATTGTAACCAACGATGTGTTGGGAATAGCATAATGTTTAACATTTCTGTTTGTTTCGTGTTATTTATATTTTTCTTTCTTTTATATGTGCTAAAAAGACTGTTTTAATGCGGAATACAAACCGCTATAGAAATTGGATGTAGGCGAC